CGCTGAGAAGGCGTTCGGTTTCTTCGAAGAAGTGCTGAAACTGTCCGAGGGGCAGTTCGAGGGACGGGCGTTCCACCTGGAGCCTTCACAGGCGTTCATCGTGGGAAGCCTGTTCGGATGGAAGCTCGAAAACGGCCGCAGGCGGTTTCGGCGCGCTTATGTTGAGCAGGGAAAGGGCAACGGGAAGTCGCCTCTTGCGGGCGGCATAGGTTTGATGGGCCTCTGCGCCGATGGGGAGCCGGGAGCGCAGGTTTACGCGGCCGCCGCGAAGAAAGAACAGGCCCAGATCCTCTTTGCCGATGCGGTGAAGATGGTGCGGGCGGCTCCAGCCCTTCATGCGAGACTGGACTTTTCCGGCGGCCCAGGTCGCGAATACAACATCGCTCACCACAAGAGCGGGAGTTTCTTTCGTCCAGTGTCGAGGGACACGGGTAGGACCGGCTCTGGTCCGCGCCCGTATTTCGTGCTGGCGGACGAAATCCACGAGCTGCCCGATCGGTCAATCCTGGAGATGCTGGAGCGGGGCTTCAAGTTCCGCCGCCAACCCCTTCTTTTGATGATTACCAACAGCGGGTCGGATCGAGCGTCCGTCTGTTGGGATGAACATGAATGGGCGATCAAGGTCGCGGCCGGCAACCGTGATGCGGTTACGGACCCGACGTTTCTCGGCGAGCCGCTTGATGACACGACCTTCAGCTACGTTTGCGCACTAGACGAGAACGACGACCCGCTGAACGATCCGGGATGCTGGATCAAGGCCAATCCCCTTCTCGGGGTGACGATCGAAGAAGGCTACCTTGCCGATGTCGTAGCCCAGGCGCGGGCGATCCCCGGCAAGCTCAACGGGATTCTCAGGCTTCATTTCTGCGTCTGGACCGATGCCGAGACGGCATGGATGACGCGTGCGACGCTGGAACCACTGATTGCGGACTTCGAGCCCGAGCCGGGGTGCGTGGTCTGTCTAGGAATCGACCTCAGCCGCAACCGCGACATCACGGCGATGGCGGCGGCGACGCAAACAGGCGAGCGCGACGGCAAGCCGATATTCGATGCGTGGATCGAGGCGTGGACGCCGGGCGACACGCTCGACGCTCGCGAGATGAAGGACAAGCTGCCCTATCGAACGTGGGTAAACGGCGGCTTCCTCCATGCACCCAGCGGCGAGAACATCAATTACCGCCACGTTGCCCAGACGCTTGCGGAGTATGTGCAAGCCTATGACGTGCGGGCGGTTGCATATGACCGCTATGCGTTCCGCAAGTTCGAGGAAGAAGTTTCCGAACTCGGGCTTTCTGTCCAATTCGTTGAACATCCCCAAGGCGGAACGAAGCGCGGCAAGCAGCTGGACCAGATGACCGAGGGGCTGTGGTCCCCCGGCTCGTTGAGGCACCTTGAGGAGCTGATCCTTGAGGGTCGTATCCGGCTCAAGCGAAACCCGGTCTTGATCTCGGCGATGATGTCGGCGGTCACGGAAACGGACAAGTGGGGCAACGCCTGGCTCTCCAAGGACCGGGCATTGAACAAGATCGACGCAGCGGTGGCACTCTGCATGGCGGTGGGAGCGGCAATGGCAAACATCGCCAAGCGCTCGTCCGTTTACGAAACACGCGGCCTGCTGACAATCTGAGGGGGACTGGATGGGATTCTGGAGCCGCCTCCTCTGGGGCGACGAACAACCTGTTTCGTCCTCACCTCCGGCCATTTACGCTTCGGGTGGACAGCTATTCAACGGACTGAAAGACCCGGCGCTTTACGAGTTCATCCGCAACGGCGGAATTGCTGGAGTATCGGCACAGACCGCTCTGCGCACCGCGTGCGTGCTGCGCTGCGTTGATCTTCTCTCTTCATCGCAAGCCATGCTCCCGACCAGGCTCGTCGATTCTGCGAACAGGAAAGAGGCGACCGAGCATCCCCTTTACAATCTGATCCGCTGGGAGCCGAACCCAAACCACACCGCCTTCGAGTTCTATAAGCTGATGGAGGTCAGGCGCCTCCTGTATGGCAACGCCTATGCTCTGATAATTCGGGGCGTAGGTGGACGACCAACCTCACTGGAACCGCTCGATCCCAATGCCGTGACCGTCAGACAAATGCCTGATTGGTCAATGCAATATACTGTGCGCCGCCTGGACGGAGAGACTGTCCCCATCCCGGCGCAAGATATTTTGCACGTTCGCGATCTGTCGGTTGACGGAATCACCGGAGAGGGCCGAACCAAGCTGGCATCGGAGGCGATCAAGGTTGCCCGTTCAGCGGAGGTGGCTCAGGCAAACATCTTCGAGAACGGCATGATTACGGGCGGTGCGCTCACCCACCCGCAGGTTCTCGGGCCAGAGGCTTACCAAAGGCTCCAGACCGCAATGGAAGGGCGCTATTCGGGGACTGACAACGCCGGCCGGTGGATGATCCTCGAAGAGGGCATGAAAGCGGAACGCTTCACCATGACGGGCCAGGAGGCCCAGACGGTCGAGGCGCGTAATCACCAGATAGAGGAGGTTGCTCGCGCCTTTGGTGTCCCCCGTCCTTTCCTGATGATGGACGATACGAGCTGGGGATCCGGCATCGAGCAGCTTGCCATCATGTTTGTGCGGTTCGGGCTCAATCCGGGCATGGTGGCATGGGAACAGTCCATGCGCCGCGCCCTGCTGAGCTCGCAGGATCGAAAGCAATACTCAATCGACATTGACGAGCACGAACTGCTCCGCGGCACCACGAAAGACCAGGCGGAATATTTCGCCAAGGCTCTGGGCTCGGGCGGTTCGCAAGCATGGCTGGAGGCAAACGAGGTCCGTGAGGAAGCGGGCTACGGCCCGCACGCGGACGGTAGCGGACTTGCTCAGCCGATGGGAGGGGATACGAGTGGACAAGATCAGCCTGCCTGAGCTGCCCGAAGTGGCTAGTTCACATTGGGAGTTCGAGGTTGAAGCGCTGGCGTCGGACTTTGCTAAGTTCGAGGTCGAGGCTGCGTCGGACAATCCGACAATCACTATTTTTGACCAGATTGGAGGCGAGGGTGGAGTCACACCGCACCGCGTCGCGGCAGCGCTCCGGACAATCGGAGACAAGCCGATCACCGTCGAGATCAACTCCCCCGGAGGAAACTACTTCGACGGAGTTGCCATCTACAATCTCCTTCGCCGTCACACCCAAGCAGTCACGGTGCAAGTTCTGGGGATTGCTGCCAGCGCTGCATCCATCGTCGCAATGGCGGGAGACAGGATCGAGATCGCACACAACGCAGAGATCATGATTCACCAGGCCCGCGGTATCTTCATGGGCACGGCTGACGACGTGCTAGAAGCCGCCGCAGTTCTCCAGAAGCTCGACGGCGCGATGGCTGACCTTTACGCATCGCGTACCGGCATGGACCGCGAAGACATCATGGCGATGATGAAGGCGGAAACCTTCATCGGCGGGCAGGATGCCGTTGACCGCAAGTTTGCCGACACCGTGATGGAGCGTGAGGCGCAGCCGCTGGCTTATGCCAATGCCGAGCTGCCCGAGGACGCGCCGTCACTGGACAAGTTTCTGGCGAAGCAGGGAATGTCGCGAGCCAAGCGCCGCGCACTGTTTCGCGAGATGAAGGGGGCACAGCCGAGCGCTGCCCCGGAAGCCACGCACAACGCTGGTTGGAACGCTGAGCTTAACGCGCTGATCGCGACGCTCAGAGCTTAAACCCTCTTTTTCTAAGGACAATCTAAATGAGTGATGATCCCAAGGCACTCCTTGGGCAGCTTCAGGCTGCTTTCGAGGAGTTCAAAACCGCCAACGAAAAGAAACTGAACGCAAAGGCTGATGTCGTTCTGACCGAGAAGGTCGAGCGTATCAGCGCGTCTGTTCTCGACATGCAGGCGACGATCGATGAGCAGGCTCGCCGGCTGGCGGCAGCTCAGGTCAACGGCACCGGCAAGGTGATCGCAGACCCGGAATATACCGCCGCGTTCACCGCGCACATCCGCAAGGGCGACATTCAGGCGAACCTCAACAAGGGTGCTTCTGATGAGGGCGGCTACCTTGCTCCGACCGAGTGGGACCGTTCGATCACCGACGAGCTGGTGATCCTGTCGCCGATGCGCTCGATCTGCTCCGTGCAGACCGTTTCCGTGTCGGCGTTCAGCAAGCTCTTTAACCTGAAGGGCATGGCTTCGGGCTGGGTCGGTGAAGCTGCCGCCCGCACCGAAACGAACACCCCGACCTTCGGTTCGATGACGATCACGCCCGGAGAGCTTTATGCGAACCCGGCCGCGACGCAGCAAATGCTCGATGATGCGCAGATCAACCTCGAAGCCCTGATCGGCAACGATGTTGCGCAGGAGTTTGCGTATCAGGAAGGCGTCGCGTTCGTTACCGGCAACGGCACCAACAAGCCGAACGGCGTGACCACCTACGTCACGGGCGCAGCGAATGCTGCGGCGAACCCGCTCGGCGCGATTGCCGTCACCACGGCAACTGGCACGGCGGACAACCTCACCGAGCCGGATGACATCATCAGCCTGATCTACGCTCTCCCGAGCGAAATGACGGCGAACGCCAGGTTCATCATGAACCGTGCCACGATGGGCGTCATCATGAAGTTGCAGGACTCGAACGGCAACTACCTGTGGCAGCCCGCCCTGGTCGCCGGCCAGCCCTCGCAGCTTCGCGGATTCCCGGTGACGGAGATCGCTGCGATGCCGGACATCAACACCGGTGACTGCCCGATTCTGTTCGGCAACTTCCAGCGCGGCTACCAGATCGTGGACCGTGCTGGCGTTCGGATGCTCCGCGATCCGTTCACCAACAAGCCGTATGTCCACTTCTACACGACCAAGCGTGTCGGTGGCGCGGTTGTCGATCCCCAGGCCCTCAAGGCTCTGAAGATCAACTAACAAACTAGGGGCGGCTCTTTCGGGGTCGCCCCAATTGCTTTCGGAGTGACCTTAGATGGCATCTTTCAAGAAGGTTTACCGCCGCAGGGCGGACGGCGCGACGGTCACTTCAGACCAAACCGCCGTTACGCAGGCGACCTCGATCACCACGGGCGTCACCTGTAACGCGCTTTCCGGCGTAATCACTACTGTTTCGCAGACCGTCGCAGCTGGCGCAGAAGCCGACGTTGTTGTGACGAATAGCAAGGTGGCGGCTACAGACGTGGTTTCTGTCTCGATCAAGGATCACACATCGGCTGGCTCGTTCGCCGCGTCCGTTTCAGACGTGTCGGCAGGCGCATTCACGGTTCGCCTGACCAACCTTCACGCATCGGCGGCTGGCGACAACGTGCTCGTGCTGAACTTCCTCGTCCACAAGTGCGAGGCGTAATAATTATCTGGGGCGGAGCCGGGAAGCGTTGGCGCGCAACCCGGCCCCTGACCGCATAGGGGCCACCCTACACGGCTGCGAGGAAGGCTTACCCAGAGCCCGGTGATTCGCAATGCCGTGCCAATCAGGATGATCTGAAATGGCTGTAACCTATGACGCGAGTGTGAAGACATCGCGCATCACCGCCACGCGCGACGCGGTGGCGAATGGAACACTGGAAATCGGCACTGCCAGCATGGCTACGGTGCTTGCTACATTCGGCCTCTCGGCCACGGGCGGCACTGTATCGGGCTCTGTCTGGACGCTAGCGCTTGACGCTTCGACGGTCGCGGCCTCGGCTGGCGGCGCAGCGGCTGCGGCGCGGATCAAGGACAGTGGCGGAACGGCTCGGATTACCGGCCTCACGGTCGGAACGTCGAGCGCGGACATCATTCTCGACAACACCTCGATCAACAGCGGGCAGAACGTAACCCTTAGCTCAGCGACGATCACCCACGGCTAATGGCAAGAACGCTCAGCGCTGTTACACTTACCGCGCCCGCGAGTCCTGTCTCCCAGGCTCCTGGAACGACTTTCACATTCACCGCGACGCCCACCTTTTCTGGCACTTCGACGGTCAACCGCTATGACCTGAAGTTCGAGGTCAATAACGGCGGCGGATTTGTTGCTATCGGCGCGGCCACCGGCCTCACGACCGCCAACACGAACCCGGTTACTAATACCAACACCACGGCGGCAAGCTCGATCACGGTCACTTGCGCGACAGCCGGAAGTTATACGATCAGGATCTCGGGCGCTCCAACAACGGGCGGTTCCTATACCCTGACATCTGCCACGCAGACGGTGACGGTCAGCCAGCCTGCAATAACGGGATCGCTGGCGGCTACAGACAGTGGAACAGACACTGCGGCGATGTCCGGCTCGGCAGAGGTTGCGGGTAGTCTATCCGCAAGTGAAAGCGGGAGCGACACGTTCGCCGGATCGGGAACGGTTTCAGATCCTGCGATTACCGGATCGCTGGCGGCGACGGAATCTGCGGCGGATGCGGCAACGGCGTCCGGGGCGGTCACGGTAAGCGGAAGCCTTGCGGCAACCGAAGCCGGTAGCGACACGGCATCGGCAAGTGGAACGGTCAGCGTCTCAGGTAGCGCGGCGGCCACGGAAAGCGGCTCGGATATATCTGCGCTGGCCGGGGCTGTCGGCGTGTCAGCATCGCTGGCGGGATTGGAAACCGGAGCTGACAGTGCCGCTGCAAGCGGCTCGGTCGCGGTAGGCGGTTCGCTGTCTGCGGTCGAAAGCGGTGGCGATGCCGCAGCGGGCAGCGGATCTACAGAGATTTCTGGTTCGCTCGCGGCAAGCGAGAGCGGGTCTGACACCTTTTCCGGTGCGAGCGGATCGCAGGGCGACATCAGCGGCTCTCTGGCCGCAACCGAGAACGGCGAAGACGTAACGTCGTTCAGCGGCATGGTGCTGTTGACCGCGCTGTTGAGCGTAACCGATGACGGCGGTGATGCGTTCGCGGGAACCGGCGCGGTCGGCTCAACCGACGTGACTGGCTTGCTGAACGCAACCGACGAGGGCGATGACATAGCGGCGCTAACCGGATTGGTTCTGGTCAGCGGAGAATTGGTCGGGGTCGATATTGGGGGCGACATTATGAACTGCGTCTCTCTCGCGCACTGCCGTCGCACGTGTGCGGCCGGAAAGTCTGTACGCACAACGCGGATTGTCAGCACCAGGCCGGCGAATATTTCGAGGGGAACGCGATGAGCTTGCGGCTGATTACGGCTCCCACGGAATATCCCGTGACGAGGGCTGAGGCGAAGCAGCACTGCAAGGTGGACGTGACCACCGATGACGAACTGATCGACATCTTCATTGCGGCCGCGACAGCCCATGTCGAAGCGGTCACGGGGCGGGCAATCATGGACCAGACCTGGGAGCTCGTGCTTGACGATCTGTCAGACGCCATCCTGCTCCCCAAGGGGCCTGTTCAGTCCGTTACGTCGATCACGTATTACGATACCAGCGACGCTCTCCAGACGCTCAGCTCGACGCTCTACACTCTCGATAACGTCTCGGACCCGTCATGGATCGTTCGCAACGAGGATGCCACCTATCCCGATGTCGCTGATGGCGTGAATAATGTCATCATTCGCTTCATCGCTGGATATTCTGACGTGCCGCAAGCGCTGAAAGCGGCGCTGATGATCCTGATAGCTCATTTTTACGACAATCGCTCGATTGGGGACATCCCCAATGTCGTCAATTCTCTCATCACGAACGACCGTTCCTTCGCCTCCTAAGCCCTTAGGCAAGGCGGCCGCGTCGCGATGACGCAGCATCCCTTTGATGGAGCCCCCATAAATGGCAGATCTCGTTATTACCGCTTCCAGTGTCGTTCCGGGTTCGGGAGCAAAGAAAACCACGGGCACGGCCGGCGCGTCGATCACGGCGGGCCAGGTGGTGTACCTCGACAGCTCCGCTGGCACATATAAGCTCGCCGATTGCAACAGCGGAACGACGGCGGCCCTCTCACCGGCCGGCATTGCGCTAAACGGCGCGGCCAGCGGTCAGCCCATCACCGTTCTGGAATCCGGACCGGTCACGATCGGGGCCACTGTTACGCAGGGCGTCGGATATTACCTTTCCGCCACCGCTGGCGGGATTTGTCCCGTCGCCGATCTCACGACTGGTTGCCATCCCGTCCTTCTCGGCTTTGCTACCTCCACATCCTCGATCACCGTTGACATCCAGGAAGCCGGGGTCGCGCTCTAGCAATGGACGCCGGAGCGCTTCGCGACCGTA